AGCACCTTGGGACATAAGGCCAGACAAGCCGCCTCCAATAAGAGGTCCTGAAGCAGCTCCCGCAGCAGCGCCGGCAATACCGGCGATGTCGCGCATGGAAGGGGAGGAGCTAGCCACTTTCGCTTGGGTAGCGGCTTGTTTCTGCTCAAGGAGAGCAGGACGTTGTGTGCCGGATTGCACCATGGCATTGCCAGAGATGCCCGTTGAGGAATCGAGCATACGACCAACCGCTCCATCGGCGGCTGGCATAGTGGCGGACAGCATATTTTCGGCAATGTAGGTGGGACTACCGTATGCAGCTCTGGCGTTGAACAACGTCGAATAAGAGGGCAATGGGACGAATTCGATGTTGAGAGTGATCTCAACGACAACGTTGTCCGAAGGGGCTGAGGCGGCGCTACTAAAGAACGCGAGCGCCAGTTGGTTGTCGGTAACGAATCCGATACCTGTGGGTCGTAGGGTGGTGCCAATAATGTTGAAGGCAGAACCACCGACCCCGAACACAGGGGTGTTCGACATGGGCAGCCAAGAAGCCCGGGACAAGTCGAGGGTTCCGATGGCATCCGATGTGCGGAAGGACGTATTTCGATACGTCTGGAAATCGTTGATGTTCCAAGTTGGGGCAACCGCTGAGGTGAGTCGCGGAGGGAACATGGCTGATTCAAAGAGCATGCCTTGATTCTGGCGTGCACCATAATCGACGATCTCGTATCCCATAGACACAACGCGGTAGAAGGCAAGGTTGGTGGACAAAGAGGAATAGTTGATTGCTTGGTTGAATGTGCTCCACGTGGGGCTCGAGAGTGTCGAAGCCGATGTGACAATGGAGTAGCATTGCAGGATATCAGGAGCCAAGCAAATACCACCAATATAACCACCGCTAGAAGGGACAGTGACATATGGGACTCCGACTTTCCACCGCAATTGGGTGACAGATGTGGGAAAGGGGGCTTCCTCGGGCAGTCGGACGCCGGGGACATCTTGGGGGTCAAGGAGGGATTTGACGTACACTCCGCTGTTATGTTGCAACATTGATGCGCCTCCCCGTTGGGGGCGGGGCACGTGTCTTCTCGCTTTCGCGGCAACACGGTGCTTGTGTGGCACCCGGGCCTTGTGGACCCGTCTGCGCTTCTCGACAATTTTGATTGTCTTGGAGCGTTTGACTCGCACGGCTTTCTTGGGCATTGCAAGTCAGCAGACT